GACGTGGTAGCCGTTCGAATGATGGCGTGGATGCTCTCCTCGTCATCAGTAAAGTATCCTTCTCCGATCTCCCGGAGTTTTCCGTCTCCGCAAGCGATTATGATGCGGTCTCCGTTGTCGCACATGCCCGTAACATCCCAAGGATATACCCATGGGAATATCCCCCCGGTTACTGTAGAGAGAGCATAGACCGTCTTGCCATTGTTCGGGTTGATAACCACTACGCGTTTTGTCAGGGAAGAGTAACACCAGCCGTCCCACGAGGCGGCTTTGGAAAGGTCCGTATTGAGCTTCCCCCCAGGCTCCGAACTTGCTATATCTCCATAGGAAGAGCTCACGCCGAAAGCCAGTAGGCCCCTACGGTCGATATAGAAAGCCTCGTCCTTTACTGCTACGGCCCCTCGTGGAGCTACGCAAACAGCATCATGGCTCTGGGCTACCAAGCTAAAGTCATCATTCCAAGGGTCTCCAATGGCTCGGTATGCCACGCCAGCGGAGCCATCTTCTGCGGCCTTGTAAATCAGCAGATCCGTAACAAGGGGGCACACGGCAACCGTTTGGAACCCTTCCTTGTACCCCACTTCAAACATGTACGCTTTATCCACCCCAGAGGCGGAACAATTCCATTGGGCGGGATCTCCCAGGCCGGAATACTGGATTACGTCTCCATCCGTGGCTGCCACACCCACATGGCCGTTTCTTGTCCAAACATAGTTGCAATTGGTCTGCACGTTAGTGTAGGCATCAGCAGCATAACCATCAAGAGCCGTTACGGCTGTGAGCGTCCAGGGAGATTCTTCTTCGGAGTCATAGGATACTTGCTGTAAAACCCCTCCTGATGCTATGAGGATCTCGCCATTATCTCCGAACGGGGCGAACATGGGAGATTCGGAGCCAGAAAGGGTCCCTATTAAGGTCTCTGTCCAACTCGTGGGAGCCACAGCATAAAGCTTATGAGCGGTACCAACAGTTTCCGATACCAGGTAATGCTCGAACACCGGAGCCCAGAATATCCCCGTGGGAACACCGGAGAGCACTACCTTGGTCTCCGTGCCATCTCTTACTCGGATAGCCCCGGAGAGATATTCGTACTCCCAGTTCCGGCCCTCCGCAAGTTCATTAGGTCCCAGAAACTCCGGGGAGACGCTGGTATTCACGCCCCCCGAGAAGTCTCCAAAACGAAGCTCTGTGGTTCGGCGAAAATCATTGGCATGACGATCAAAATATGCCATGGGCCTACTCCATCATCCCCGCCACGGATTCCAGCAGGGCGTTGGATATGGCCTGGTCCTGGGTGGTATCAAACTCGTTGCTGTTCAGGGCACGGACGGCGCAGAGGTCCAGGAGTATAGGGAGGTATTTCTCCTGCAAGGGAAGAGGCGAGATCAGGGAAGCTCCCGAGGGGGGCGTAGGATGGTACCGGGCTTCCAGAGAGTTTTCTCCCGTGAGGATCTTAAAACGCCCGTCTTCCTGACGAACCGGAACCTGACCGCAGAACCCCCCGAAGTCCAGGGGGACCTTACCGTAGTGGATCACCATAAGGGTTTTGACAAAAGCGCTTTTCTTGGCGGCGGCAGCGGTGGCGTAAAGGTGTAGAAGGGCGGTTTCCACAACGGTAAAAAGCTCCGGATCCGTATACCCCGCCTTGTCGGTGTCGTGGATCCGGGGGCGGAGAAGGTCGTCTATAAAAGCGGCGTAGGTCATCGGCGCACCTCCAGAAAGTACCCCTCCACCACGGTCTGCCTAGGGGGGGAGCCCGAAAGCATGGAAACCACCTGATCATGCCATTTCGGGATAAAGTCTCCTCCCTCTCCGGTGCATCGGTGCAGGGCATAGTCCAAGATGAGATCATCAAACTCCGGAGGCCAGGGCATTTCTTCATCCTTCAGGAGAGGAGCTGCCACGGGGATGATCCAGGCTTCAAACACGTAGGGGAGATCCGGCACGGGAGCCCAGCGGAAGGCTATCTTCCCAAAGCTCATGTACCGGGAGGGCTTCCCGGTGGGCTGCCCGCTCCAGGCGGCGAACTCGTCCATATCTATAGCTCGGAGGGGCTCCCCATCGAGGATTACCTCCAAGAGGAGGGTGTGGGGGGGCAAAGTGACGAGGCGCTCCCCGGGTACACAGGTGCCTTCGTAAGGCTCCGCAAGGTACGAGGGCTTGTAGATGGCGGCGAGACGGCGAATCTCCCGATCCGCTTCCTCCAGCTTCCGGAGCAGTTCATAGTCTGAAAAAGAGACTTCCCCCAGGTCACGGAGCTTAACCCGGAGGTTGAGTAATAAAGCCGTGGTGGTGCTCATGGTATCCCCCCGATCAAAGAGATAAGGGGAGCCTCAAGAGAGGCCCCCCAGCGCAAAGGAGGTGTGTGTGGTGGATCTACAGGTCTCCGGAAATGACGGTAATGTCTCCGCTGATGTCGCTGGCGACCCAGCCTCCGAACCCGGTGGTATCGGGATCCGAAGCATCCCCTCCCCCTGTAACGAGATATCCCCGGAGAGCTTCAATCCCCGAGGGAACCGCAGCCAGAGCGGGAAAGGCCAGGAGTGCTACAAGCAGAAGTGCGATGAGCTTACGCATGGGATCCTCCTATCTCACGGCGGCGGAGGTGGGGCAGGTGATAAGCCCGAAGTCCTCGCCGTTAAATACGCTCTTGCGGACCCCGTAGATCAACCCGGTGGCCACGCCCTGCTGGTTGTCGTAGTCGAATTTCTTCTCCTTCCAGAAAGGCTCCTTCGCAATGGCGTAGGCTCCAGCCTGGGCTCCAAGGAGAACATTATAGGATACCTGGGCTCCAGAGCTTCCCTCTGCGGCCAAAGGAACGCTCTCGTGGTCATGGAGGATCACGCCATCGTAAACCCCGAGGGCACCGGAAAAGATGGGGTTCTCCTTCCCCCGGATCCCCGCTTCCCGCTGGGCCTGAAGCCAGGTGCTGTCCTGTTTGAGGTCATCCGCAGCGTAGGGGTTCACAAGCATGATGTAATGATCCTTCCCATCCACCTTGATGGGCCGGATCTTGGGGCTGGCCATCTTCGCCCGGAGCTTCGCCAGGCGAATCATGGTAGTGGTGAGCTTGTTGCTGGAGGTGATGTCGCTAATAGCGCTACATCCCGTGGGCAGCAAAAGACGGTTGGGGCTGGGATTCGAGCAGAGGGCCGCAAAGATCGAATCATCAATCATTTCGGACATCCAGATCTTCAGGGCACTCTTAGCGTTGGTACGGAAATTGAGCTGGCTTTTCTGCTCCTCCTGGGCTCCCTCGGAGCGCACAGCATGGCGTTTCTGGGCTACAGATACCGCCATGTCGAAGTAGGTGAGGGCTTCCTCATTCCCTTCCAGGGTGGAGTCCCCGGCGGTACCGGAGCCCTGCAATTTCATGAGGAGGGGGATAACAATGCTGTCTCCTGCCTTGGTCTTGAGGTCGGTCTTCTTGGTGATCACCGAGTCAGAGCCTTCGGACATGAACTTTTTGAAATAAATTTCGTTCATTACCTCTTTCCAAAGGTCGAGCGCCCACGCTTTCTGAATTAGATTCGGGGGGTATTTCGTGGTAGCCAATTAAATCACTCCTGTCTAGGTTGTGTAGTTATTCTCCCCGGAGGATCCGGGAACGGACATCATCCGGGAGCTTCGCCCATTCTTCGCTGGTGATGCTGCTCAAATCCAGCTCCCCTCCTCCCGCTGCACCACCGGGAATATCTGCTCCCCGGGGCATCTGCACCACATTGTTTCCCTGCCCTGGGGGGGCGGGGGCCTTCGTGGGAGGGGCGGGCTGGTTTGCTGCCTGGGATTTCTGCTGTTCAAAACGGAACCGGAGACCCAAGGTGTAAAGCACTTCTGCGGGATCCGGGCTTGCGGTGACCATGTTGAGCATGGCCTGGGCATTCTGGTCTCCCATGGACGCCCGCTGCTGCTGCTGTTGGAGCCACGGCACCGCAGCCATGGCCACATCATCGTAATCCTCGTAGCGCTGCCGGGCAATCTCCTGGGACTGCTGGGCTCTCTGCTGCCAGGCGCTCATGGCCTGCTGCTGCTGGAGTGTCTGCTGGATGGGGGCTATCTCTTCCTGATGG